TTATATTTCTAATCCTACCTCTTTTGCTTTTTCTTTGAGCTTCAAATATCCTTTTGAATTGCTGTTTTTCATTCGTGAGTAAGCACTCAGCTTTTTAGGTGCTTCATTCGGCAAAAGCTTCTGAAGCTGTTCATATTCTATGCGATATTGACGCTCTTTAAGTATTTTATCCCGGCGAGCTTCAAATACAGCAATTTGCTCCGGTGTTCGGTCATCTATAAACGGTCGATTGCTTACTTCGATTACATCTCCGTTAATATAAGTAGGTTCAGAAATTCCTTCAATAAAGGGATAAGACATAAGTCCGCAATTGTACGGGCAAGCATTGGATAAAAGCCAATCCGGATACTTAGGAAAACGCTTATCGTTTCCCGATATACTGTAAATTCTTCCTTGATACTTTGCGCATTCTTCGCAAGGACTACCGTGAACAGAAACTTCAATAAGATCTGTTCCGTATTTCGAAGCAAAATCCAACATTTTTTTTAGAGCTTCATTGTGTAGCTTTTTTGCTTCGTTAATTCTTTCATCAGTTGTCATAATGAACCTATAACCTTTCCCTTGCATACGCAAGTATCATCTGATCCGATCCTAATGTCCTTATACTTATTATTAAGAGAAATCAAGCGATCTTTTCCTCGCTCTTTGATAAAGCCTTCTCCGTTAACTATAAAAATACCTATATCTCCGATGTTAACATCTGCATCAGCGGCAACAAGAACGATATCTCCGTCAAAGTATGCCGGCTCCATTGAGTCTCCGTGAACACGAAGAGCAAAAGAAGCCCGCCCGGTAAGATTTGTTGCCGGTACCTTTATATAAGAAGTTGTATCTTCGTGCAGATACTCGCCGGCTCCTGCCGATGCCGGAAGTGCCGGGAATGGCAGAGATATGTATTGCGGCTCTTGTTTTTCTTCTGTTTCAGTCCGTTTTAATGATTGTTTTAATGGCGTTTGATTAGATTCTTTATTTTCAGCTTCGAGTTCAGCAAGGACAGCAGCTCGTTCTCTGATCTGAGCTTTTTTTATGTCATTTACCGCTCTGTAGTTAGTTAATAATTCTTCTTCATCTGGAGAGCAATTCGATAATTTCTTTCCAAAGATAAGTGTGTCTGTAGATACATTTAAACGCACTGCAAGTTTTGCAACTATGTCAGAATTAGGCGATGCTCCTTTCTTCCAGTTTGAAATTGAGCCTTTAGCTCCGCCGCACTCTGCAACTAAAGGTGTAATTTTTATCCCTTTACTATCACAAATAGACTTCAAATAATCATAAAACATACAAAAGACCCTTTCAGACTTTGTGCATTATCCACAAAGTTCATTTAAATGGGTAAAATATGTTGACAAGCCCATTTAAATGAACTATAATTAACTTGGGTAAACGAACAAGGCAAACTTACCCATAGTTATTTTAACATACCGCCAGAGCGGTGTCAATCGAAAACAAGCGAAAGGAGTAAGAATGACCTATAACGATAATATAAAGCGTTTACGTGAGCAACATGGTATGTCGCAAGCGGAAGTTGCAAATGCAATTGGCGTATCAAAGGCGGCTGTGTGTGGTTGGGAGCTTGGCAATAAAACATTATCAATCGCTAATCTCTGTTGCCTTGCAGATTTGTTTTTGGTCACTACAGACGAAATACTCGGAAGGAGATCTAAATGAGCATTAAGGATAAAAAGAGAATCCTTACGGACTATTACCGTAAGCACGGCGGACTGCCTAAAGGCAATCTTGATATAGATGCCGATACCGATACAGTTGGCAACGTATTTGTCAACGATACTTATGTAGGAGCGTTTGATTATTGCAAGGGCGAGTTTATTGCACTCGCCTGAGCTTCCAACATTTTGAGCTTTTCAGCTCGTTGCTTTATCACTTTGATTTCTTTGAAGGTGTCTGTGATAGAGCACTCGCCCGTCGGAGCGTATCCGACCCAGACCCACCGACCGCCGGAAGGAAATCCGGGATAAAAAATTAGTCGGAATGAAACCGCACAAGCTGGTCGTGCGTTTACCCGACTGAAGATCGGGAGGCTCGAGATGATAGACGTTGCCAAAGTACGATATCCGCCCGCTTGAGCGTATCAAGCCCAGCGCATTATGTTGACTGGCTCACCACAAACGAAGCGCAAAAATCGGTAGGAGCGTGATGACAGCTCGGAAAGACGAGCATATATGCAGACTGAGAGTTAACTGCTTGAAGTTTGCTACAGATCCTTTCCTTATTTATTTGTCGAAACGGAAAGCTTTGCAGCTTTCCGTCTGCAGGGAATGACCGCCCTGTACCGATGATGGCAGGTCAGAAAGGATTATTCAAATGAAATGGGACGATAAAAGTCTTAAGAAGCTCAAAGAGTTATGCTACAAAGGCGTTCCCAACAGAGCAATTGCATCACACTTCGGTGTTCCGCTTTCGGAAATACATTCAGCTCGTAGCAGATACAATTTGACCATGGATAAGGTGGGTTCCGGCTCATCACTTGTAAAATGCGACTGCTGTGGCTCGCTTTGCAGTAGTACCACCACTTACATTATGCCGGACGGTGTGGAGGCAGAGCTGTGCAAGCACTGCGAAGCGGTTAACGATTTTCTTGCCGCTCATCAGGCTCCGGGGGACGAAGAATAAAAGCCGAAACGGGCAACAGCCCGTCTGCAGGGAATGACCGCCCTGTACTGATGATGGCAGGTCAGAAAGGAGGTTAATCAAGATGGGTGCAATGATAAGCACTGCAGAGCTTGCAATCATAAAGGGTTGCACAAAACAATATGTAAGACGACTTGCCCAAACCGGTAAGTTGCCATTTACAGAAAAAGCCGATGCGTCAAATAACCGCAAAGAGTATCTTTTTGACATTGATCAGATGGACGAGCAGACTCGGCGCCGGTACTATAACGACAAACGCAGAGAGCTGGACATTGCAGAGTCTAAAAAGACCGTAAAAACAGCAGGTAAACGCCGTTTAAACTGCGTGCAAAAGTCGTTTGAAGAATATACCGAAGACGAACGCCAGCAGGCGGCAACGTGGATAAAAATAATCAAGGTCTGGGAAGCATACCGAAATAAAAGCAGCCGAAAAAAGGCTGACACCGACCTGTTATTTATCGCTAAAATGCAGCTTGAGCACCCCGAGATTGACATATCCCCCGATATTTTGTATAGAAAATACGCCGCATACAGAGCCGGCGATATAGAGGGATTGATAGACAAGCGTGGCGGCTGGAACAAAGGCAAGACTGATATACCGCAGCATATTCTCGACGCGTTTATGTATTTTTATCTCGATGAGCGCCGGCTGCCGGTATCACGCTGCTATCAGCTGATGATCGAATGGGTTCGAGAATTTTATCCGCAGGATCTTGATAAGATACCTTCGGAACGGAGCTTCCGCAGGCAAACCGAAAAGCTACCCGAAGCAGTAGTTGCGCTGATGAGATACGGGGAGAAGGCTTTGACCGATAAATACATACCATACATAGAGCGTCTATATGATGATTTGCAGGCAAACGATGTATGGATCGCCGATAACCACACCTTCGACTTCATCACATACTGCGAAAATAACGCCCAGAAGACACATCGTATGTATCTTACTGCTTTTCTTGATGCAAAGTCGGGTGTTCTTGTAGGCTGGAACTTGACCGAACAGCCCGATTCACACAGTACCTTGCTTGCACTCCGACACGCTATAAAGCGTTTCGGTTTGCCGAAATCGGTATATTTTGACAACGGTTCTGAATTTTTGACGCATGATATAGGCGGCAGAGGTCACAGAACAAGGAAAACATGGAACGCAGACGATATACCGCCGACTATACTGCAGCTGCTTGATATTACAATGCACAACGCAATAGTCAGAAACGCTAAAGCAAAGCCTATCGAGCGTACATTCGGCACTCTGAAGAACCATATCAGCCGAGTTATTGAAACATTCTGCGGCGGTACTATTATAGAGCGTCCGGAGAGCCTCAAATACAAGCTGAAATACGGTATAGTTCCCGAGGACGATCAGATAAGATCTGCCCTTGAGATCCTTATAGACGGCGACTTTAATGTTTCCGAGTACGGCGGTAAAGAACGCAAGTATAAGGGTATGAGCCGAATTGACGTTTGGAACGAATCGATCAAATACACAAAGTTCCGAGATGCCAAAGACGAAGATCTATCGCTTCTTCTTGCAAGAACGACCCGATATCAGAAAATCAAACGCAATGGCGTATACATTGAGCTTGCAGGCGAAAAGCTCTGGTACTCGGCGGAAGACGCATGGAAGTATCAAGGCGAAGAGGTATATGTTCGCTATGATCCTGCGGAATATAAGACGGTGCGTGTCTACGACAAAGCAACAGATGCATATCGCTTTACATGGACTCTGCAGACAGATCTGAACGTACCGTATATCACCGATGATCCTAACGAGATAGCCGCAGGTGAAAAGACAATCCGCACTGTTACCCGTGCTATTCACGACTATTCGAAAGGTCTGACGGCGTCTATCACAGAAGAGCAGGCTATTGACTTCCTGACGGCGACTATCAACAGAGCCGAAAGAGGCAAAGATAGGTTCAGAATTGAAAAGCCGACAAAGTTCACGCCTGTATTTTCTGATAAGTTCAAGGCGGACAACCCCGTTCTATCCGATGTCGATGAGGTATTCATCGACATTGATAAGATAAATAATAACGCATTAAAGCGGAAAGGATGATTAAACCATGGAACAGACAAAGGAAGTTTCACTGCTCGCCAAATTTGACGAGCTTGCGGCAGAAATGGGCTCGGCAAACAAAGCCGCAAATCGCATCGGCATACCTGCATCGACAATATCAATGCTCAAGAAGGGTGCATACAGCGGAAATAAGGATGCACAGTTTGCAAAGCTCGCCGCATATTTTGACACCAAGACAGAAGGCGCAGAGGGCTACAGCGAGGTAGATTATGCACCGACAAGCATATCGGAGAAGATCTATCAGACTATCAAGACCTGCCAGATAAAAGGCGGCGTTGCGATCGCAACCGGCGACAGCGGTATCGGAAAAACAAAAGCGGTACAGAAGTATCATTCGGATAATCCTCTGAACAGTATCGTTATCACTGTTAACCCTTGCTTTAAGTCGGCAAAAGCGGTGCTTAAACTGATTGCACTTGAACTGGGCGTTCCCATATCGCAGTCAACAGACGATCTGTGGCTTGCAATTGCACAGAAGCTACATGACGGTATGGTTATTATCATTGATGAGGGACAGCTTCTGACATTTCACGGAATTGAAACAATACGAAGCTTTGCCGACTATTTTTCCGACCGAGGTCAGACGCTCGGCGTTGCCTTTGTCGGCGATAATGGCATTGAAGAAAAATTTGAAGGCAAGACAAGACGTAACTACCGTCAGATTAACAACCGTAAATGGCTGTCACCTAAATTCGTTACAACCGATATCAAGCGTGATGACGTTGATCTGATGTTTCCGTTGCTCGTATCATCACATATGGAGCAGGAGCTGGAGTTCCTTCACAAGGTTGCTCAGAGCGAAGCCGGACTCAGAGGGGCAGTCAGACTGTTCTCGCAGGCATACGACAACGGATGCTATACCCTTAAAGGTCTTGCATCTATGGCAAAGTTTATGCGAATTGATGTACGCAGTGTTGTGAGGTGACAGTATGCACGGGAAGAAACCTTCAAGAGCACAGTATGACTATCTGAAACGAGCTCATATCAACCCTGACAACTGGCTGATTGCCAAAGATACACCGACAATAATGCTTCTTGTCTGCCGACATAACAGACAAACAAAGCTGATAAAAAAGGAATGGTACAATAAATGAGAAAATTTTTAAATAATGTTCTGATGCTTGCTGCTGCCTTCTTTGCCGGCACAGCGACCGTAAGCGTAATTGATTATGCAAACGCCGTTGCCGATCGTCCCGACGGATCAATCGGCGGCGAGATTCTTATAATCCCTCTTATGCTTGTAATTCTCTACATAGGATGGATTCTTGCAAAAATGTACTTCAGCATAATAGTAGCAGATAAGATCTTCAACAGTGGATATAAAAAAGGCTATAACAAAGGCAAATCAGAATAACCTCAGGGAGCGAAAGCTCCCGTGTAATGTCGCCGTGGACGGTCACAAGCCCGTGAAAAGACAGAGTGCACGAAAGGTGGTGAAAGAAATGAGCAATATGGAACAGATAGAGGTAATAGTTGCCGAAGCTATGAAATGCGGTATGTCGTACGGCGAGTTCGTCGCTAAAAATCCGAACTATGTAGCAAGATTATCGCAGATTGCGGCAATCAAGAAGAAAAGATGTCAGAAGCAGCGTGAAATCAAATAATCTACATAAAATGCGTACACCCGAAAGTGAAAAGCGAGATACGGCACAGAAATGTTACTCTTGTGAGTACAAATATCTCGATAAAGACGGTACTCCAACTTGCAAAAACAAGCTTCGCCCGATTATCGGGTTCGGGTGCTACAGACGAAAAATCTATAAAAATCAGGGAGTATAAGCTCCCTGCTCTAATGCAGCTACTATACAGTAACGGTCACAAGCCCGTATAAATGCAGAGTGGAGAAAACTAAATACAGGAGGAAAAGTTATATGGCAATGATTAAAAGCAAACGACTGACATCAAAGCGTGGAATAACGCTACCAAAGGATCTGTGTGAATATGTTGGTATGCAGCCGGGCGAAGCTGTAGATCTGATTGTTGATAATCAGACCGGAGAAATTCATATCCGCAAGCACGTTCCTGTCTGCCGATTCTGCGGAAATCGCACAGAGGCAGTAAACTACGAGGGCATAGATATATGCCCGGACTGTGCTGCGGTAATAGCAAAGGCGGTGGCAGAATGACAGTAACAAAAGAAATAATTGCCGCTAAAGTTGAAGAAATGGCAAAGCTGTCCAAAGAAAAAGCAACCCTTGATTTGCGGTACAAAGAGCTTGAAGCGTTTTTCTTGAAGCTCGGCGGTGAAAAGCTCCGTGACAGCAAGCGTAAAACCTGCACATTTGATGATAATGACGGACATGACGTTACATACACCGAAGCCAGAACAGTAAAGATTATATCTCCTGCCATTCTGAAGCGTCTGATGGGAGACGCTTTCGGCGATTTTGTCAAGGAAACTATCGAGCCTAAGTACACATTTAAGAGCAAAGAACTTGAGCGAACATTTGCAAGTGTTTATGCAGCCGATATTACTGTGCCGGAACGCAAACTGACGGTAGACGAGTTCTACGATCAGTTACCGTGTGATGATTCTGCAAAGAGCGCACTTCAAAAGAAGCTTAAAGGTGCGAACTTCCTGACAGACTGCAAAAACCTAATTGCCATTGGGGGATTTTCGGAAGAGGACGCAGCGGATTACGCATATCTTTTCGCTGAATCGCTTGAATGGCAGCGTTTTATGACTGTTTTGGAAACTATTGAAAACGGACGCAGTGTCGAAGAAGTAATCAAATCGATAAATAGCGCTATATCGGTATCTGACACGACAAAGATAACGGTGTTATAATGGATATAAAGCAGAAACGCAGGTACATCTACTCTCTGGGACGGAAATGCGGACTTGTCGACGATGGGAATAAATCAGATGATCTGCACGGCTTTGTGTATCAGCTCACACTCAAAGAGTCCATATCGGAACTGAACGATGAGCAGGCGGACATAGTAATCAAACAATTGCAAGCTAACCTCCGGGCAATAACCCCGGAGGTCAAGGCATATATAAGCAACGCTCAGATAAGCAAGATTTTCGGGCTTATGTATGAGTTTGCAAAGCTGTCCCCATCAGCGGTCACCGTCAAAGAACGGCTATGCGGCATTATTAAAAAAGAGCTTGGTGTTACCGTCAATCCGAAATATGACATTTTCAAAGGCTTTTCAGAACGTCAGGGTGCGGAACTTATTGACACGATCAAACGATATGTTCGGGCGGAAAAGCGCAGAAAGGAGCGTACCGATGGCAAAATCAAAACTTGATTATCTGCAGATAAAGCATCTGACAGGAACGCAGGCGGAAATAGCCGAAGTTATTGGAATAGAGGCATACAGAAAGCTCGTCAGTTACTTCGGAGGGGAACGAATTGCAATTGCGAAACCGTCTACGCTGATCAGCTTCAATGTAGCACGAGACATAGCAGAGGAACATGGCTATTCGGAAGACGTAATGAATGCGCTGGAACTGTCAAAAAAGGAACAAGAAAAAATTATCGCCGGGCTGAAATAGCCCGGCGATGCCGTTTATGTGCAAAGCTCATCGAGCGTTACTTTAAGTGCCTCAGCTAGCTTTTTAGCTGTGGAAACTTTGCAGTCGCCATTGCGCTCGATGTTTTCTATGGTTCTTACCGGCACACCGGACATCTGCGATAATGCCGGCACGGTAAGTTCCTTGCTTAGGCGAAGCTGTCTTAATTTCATGTTAATCCTTCTTTCTGTTCTTTAAAAGCCAGTATACGATTTTGGCTATGCCGAACAAGATGAGCAATGTGCCTAACATGATAAAAATTTCTTTCATAGTAGTATTGACAATGTCTGCTTTGAATGATAGAATTTAAGTGGAGGGAGCTTTCGCTCCCGACACCTAAATCTCGGTTACTACTCGATTATTTTACCGATTATCAGAAGTAGCGTTCCGATGATTAAGTCCATTAAAGCCGTTATAAGTATTTCGCCGTACTTTAGCTTTGTGGGCTTTTTCTTTTTTCTTTGCTTTTTCTTTGACACTGTCTTTCCCTCCTTCCATAATATATTATACCACCTTAAAAGGTGGTTGTCAAGTGTTTCATAATAAAATTTTAACATTTTTATAAATTTATGGCTTAGCGTGATTACTGTAAAAGTAATTGCGCTAAGCCTTTTTGTTTTTCAGCGAAAATGTTAAAATAAAATTACATTAAATATAGTACATAAAAATTACGCATTATAAAGCCATTTGAAAGGATTTTATATAATGGAAATCGGAGCAATATTATCAACAGCTATTAACATAATAATCACAGCTGCAATCGGCATTATATCGTATTTCGTCAAACGTACAATAGACAGACAGGACGAATGCGTTACCAGATCTGATCTCGAAAGCCATATTGATATGATAAAGGAATGTAAGAGTGATATCAAAAGCCTGAACGACAGATATGCCACAAAGGCAGAAGTCGAAGAAATCAAGCACACTATAGACAAGATTGACAGTGCAATTGATGAACTTAAGGATACGTCAGTCAAAAATTCCGAGTTTATCCGTGTTATGACACGTCTGGAAACAAAGATAGATAATCTTGCCGATAAGGACAGGAGGGGCAACTGATGAACATTAAGAATCAGCTCAGGAAAAACAAGTTTATTAAAAACAATGGGGCTGTGATCAGAGCAATCAATCTGCTCCGTACCGATTATGTCAATCTCGTAGATGTAACTGCCGCTCTTGAGCCTCAGATCGCTGAGAATGAAGCACTTGACAGCTTAAATTATTTGCTTGAAGGCGGATATGTCCGCCTTGTCAAGATACGTTCTGAGCAGGCTGTGGACTGCATCGGGGATGATTATACACAGCTTGCGGGTAAACTTACCGCTAAGGGCATTCAGCTTGTTAACGGTGCTATCGAAGATCCTTGCATAGATCTGTAAGGAGGCGATACTATGAAAAAACGTAATCGTAAAAGAGGTAAAGTCGACAAGCTGCCGTGCGACATCAGGGAAACCGTTGATATGATGATAAATAACCCGTCAGAATATCGCTACAGTGACATTGTAGACTTCATTCGTGAAAACGGTTATGAGGTTTCAAAATCTTCGGTAGCACGTTATGCACAGGCTCTGAATGCTTCTTTGGAGCAGGTAATGCTCATAAGCAACAATTTTAGGCTTATTAACGAAGAGATAGCTAAATATCCCGACCTTGATGTATCCGAGGCTCTTGCCCGATTAACAAACCATAAAGTAATGGAAGCAATCCAGAATTTAAGCGATGACCGTCTAAAAAATGTCCCGCCCGAAAAGCTGATTGCTGCAGTGCCATCGCTGATAAAAGCGGCAACATATAAACGGGACACAGACGCTAAGAACCGCTCATCAATGGATGCGGCGTATGATGTTTTCAAGGAAGACATCTTCGCCGCTATGGCTAAGGATAATCCTCAGCTGTACTCACAGCTTGCCGCATATATCAGGGGTAAGCAGAAAGAGGGTGACGGCGAATGATATATGTAATATATGTACAGTCAGGCTCTGAAACGGCTGTTATGTACTCGATGCGTGAACTCGGTTATACAGCGTATGTGCCGAGAGAGTTGTACAAGTATCGCAAAAAGGGTGTATGGCACGAAGAAATCAAACCGCTTTTTGATGGTTACATATTCTTTCAGACCGACCGTCTGACAGCCGATGATTATTATACCATTCGCAAGATACACGGTGTCGGCAATTTTGTCAGTAAAACAACGTGCCTGTCCTGTACCGAAGAAGAATATATCATCGAGTTATGTCGCAATCCCGATATACTCAAGGTCAGCAAAGGACACATAGAAAACGGCGTACTAAAAATAGACAGTGGCTATCTCAAACGCTATGAGCACAAAATCGTGAAATTTTCCCGAAGACAGCATAAAGCCGTTATAGAGATCACTCTTTACGGTGAGTCACACAGGATAACCTGTGCGGTCGATATAGACAAGTGCAGTAACTAAGGTGTTGGTCGATACGCTCCCCACCGGAACGGCTGTATACATACGCAAAGTAATCTGATTTTTTTCAAAATCGGAATGGCGAAGCATATCCCGATATAATCCCAACGGGATATTTACCGATAAAAGCGTTTTAATTGCCGTTTAAAACGTTTCAAAAATCAAAGTGGGATAATTTCACGTCAACATAATCAAATGCAGAATAAGGGCTTTTATAAGGCTCTTTTTCTTTTTGCCCGAAAGGAGTGAGCAAACTGTGAGAAAAAGCAATCGCAAAAGGGCAATAAACAGCCTTGCAACCGATCTCGACAAATACAAAAAAGCTGATACCGAACAGCGAGTGAATGCCGTTCAGAGCCTTGTTGAATGCTATCTGAATACATCCGAAAGCAAGCGGCAAAAGGCAATACAACAGATTATCGACCGCTCTGAAGGAGTCAGGCAGTTAATAGCCGACAACCCTGAGCTTGTTCGAGCAGATGTTGAACAGGCACTGATCCGTGCCGCTACCGGTTACACCGTTACGGAACGCAGGGAACGCATTGTCGGCGGCAGAAAAACCGTTGAGATAATCACCCGAGAAGTACCGCCGAATCAATCGGCAGTAGAATTCTTCCTTACAAATAAAGCCGGTGATGCCTACAACAAAACTCCCGTTGCTATGTCAGATGACGGTGCAGGCAAGCTTGACGCTATACTGGAGGCTGTGAAAAATGTCAAATGATTTGATTTTCACAGCCAAACAGCAGGAACTGATGAGCTTGCTCAAACACAATAAGCTCCATCGACTTAACCTGCTTGAAGGCTCTGTCCGTAGCGGCAAGACATGGATATCGCTTATCCTTTGGGCATTCTGGATAGCCGACCGTCCGACAGATTATGCCTATCTGATGTCGGCAAAAACGTTACAGACATTAAAGCGTAACTGCTTGATGTTATTGCAGGAGCTTGTCGGCGAAGATAATTTCAAGTATTCGCTGTCTACCAAAGAAGGCAGATTATTTGGAAGAAAAATACTGCTTGAGGGAGCAAATGACGCAAAGTCCGAGAATAAGATACGAGGCATGACACTTGGCGGAGCGTACTGCGATGAGCTGACGCTATTCACTAAGGACTTTTTTTCGATGCTCCTGTCACGTTTGTCGGTCAAGGGCGCAAAGCTTATTGCTACAACAAACCCGGATGTTCCGACGCACTGGCTAAAAAAGGAATATATAGACAATGCCAAGGTCGATATGCTTGTTATGCGATTTCTTATTGATGATAATACCACGCTTCCGGAAGAATATGTCCGGGAAATCAAAAAGGAATACACGGGCGTTTATTTCGAACGCTTTATCCGAGGTAACTGGGTAGCAGCAGAAGGTGTTATTTACCCACTGTTTGCCGACAACCCATCAAGATATATTGTAGATACACTTCCCGAAGATCTTATGTTTGTTACCATAGGCGGAGACTTCGGCGGCAACGGCTCAGCTCATACCCTTAACGCTACCGGATTCACTAAAGGCTTTCAGTCGATCGTAACGCTTGACGAATACTATCGCAAGGAAACAATATCACCGTATGAGCTTGAAAACGACTTCTGCACTTTTATCGAAGGTGTATGCCGCAGGTGGAAATGTACAGAGGTTTATCTCGATTCAGCAGAACAAATACTGATCAAAGGTGTGCGCCTTGCCGCTCAGAGAAGAAAGTTAAAGGTCAATATTCACAATGCCCGGAAAGGTTCTATCAACAACCGTATTTTATTCTACAACCGTCTGATTGCGGCTGACAGATATAAAATCATGTTGCACTGCAAGCATACGATTGAAGCGTTCCAGACTGCTATCTGGAAGCCGAATGCGGCGACCGAAATACGTCTTGACGACGGTAGCATAAATATAGACAGCCTTGACGCACAGGAATACAGCACCGAAGCTTACATGAGTAACGTCTTCGACGCAGAAAGGAAAAATTGATGTCGATATACTCTTATATAAAGCAGGCATTTCCGAACGTGCCGATAGTCGATATATCCGACTATTATACACGGCACATTGAGCCTGCAAAACGCATCTATCAGGGCAAACCGCCGTGGAGAACTGTTACAAACAGCGGAATAAAAAAGAAAAGCCGTCCCAGAGCTATGACGAATATGGCAAAGGTCATCTGCGACAAGCTCGCCACGATGACTTTTTCAGAACAGTGCGATATATCCGTTGATGACGAAAAGTACAACGATACGGTAAGCAAAGTCCTTGAAAACAACTGCTTTTGGGAGCGTTTCCCCGAATTTCTTTCCCGTGCGTATGCACTCGGCGGAGGAATAATAAAGGTGTATCTTGAAGATAATGTGATACGTCTGAATTACATAAATGCCGATCGTTTCTTCCCGACAAAATGGAATAACCGACAGATAACAGAGGGTATCTTCTGTAACGATTATGTTCAGAACGGCTTCTACTACAAGCTGTTCGAGTATCATACATTACAGTCGGACGGCGTTCATATCTATCATATACTGCGGCGCAGTGATTCACGAAGCTATATCGGTCAGGCAGTACCTGTTTCAGAGCTGTTCCCAAAGCTTGAATACGAAAGAGTGTTCAAAGGCGTTCAAACGCCGTTATTCTGCTATTTCAAACCTGCAGTCGGAAACAATATGGTTTTCGACTTGCCGCTCGGCTTGCCTGTTTTTGCAAATTCAATAGACACGCTACGGGAAATAGATGTAATATTCGACAGCCTTGAGCGAGAATTTATACTCGGCAAGAAGCGTATCATTATTCCTTCGGAATGCATTAAATCGATCTATGACAGCGACGGCAACGAAGTAAAATACTTTGACACCGATGACGAAGTATATCAGGCATTCAACGCCGATGATGCGCCAAAGTTGAATATATCCGACAATACACAGTCACTCAGAGTAACCGAACACGTCGAAGCTCTGAAGCTTCAGCTGAATATACTCAGCACTCAGCTTGGTTTCTCTCCGGGAACGCTGTCGTTTGACAGTAATTCCGGCGTAAAAACGGCGACAGAAGTTGCCGCTGATGAAAAGGATACGCTTCGCACCGTGCAGAATAACAAGAATATCATATCCGAGGTGCTTGAAAGTCTTGCAACGGCGATTATAGAAATAACACAGGCTTCAGAAGAGGTCAGCAAAGATTATACGGTTTCTGTCAATTGGCAGGATAACATTATCGGTGATGACAACACCCGTATAGATAACAATATCAAGCTTGTTCAGGCAGGGCTTAAATCAAAAATTCGTGCTATTATGGAAGCACAGAATATTGATGAAGCAGAAGCCGCAGAAGAACTGCAGCGTATTGCAAAGGAAAATGACATAGACGGCGGCATACTGGACGGTGACAGCTATGAATAAGCTGACTTCTCTACAGCTTTCACAAGGCATAACCGATCTTATAGTCGGGCTTGAAACCGACCTTATAGCAAACATAGCGGCATATCTTGCCGCAGGAAGAATCGAAGAAGATACGGCAAAGTGGAAGATGAAAAAGCTCGCCGAGCTTGGCAAGCTTACAAAACAAAACGCTAAAACTATATCCGAATACGCAGGCAAAACGCCTGAGCTTCTTGAGCTTACGCTTCAGAGAGCGGCAAATTCCGCTATTCAGGAGCTTGCGCCGGGATTAAAACGTATGGTGCAGGAGGGGCTTATTGATAGACGAGCCACGCCGTCAATGTCCGGCAATATGTTAAACAGCCTTAAAATGCTTCAAAAACAGGCAAAAAAAGACCTGAACCTGACAAATACAACGATGAAGTATAAGGCAAAGAACGCCGCTATGCAGGTAATCAACCGTACCGCCGAGCTTGCAAATAAGCAGGAATACATAGACAGTCTGAATAAGGCTACAGGAAAGGTCGTTACCGGAATTGAAGCACGTCAGAGTGCCATGCGGGAATGTATCGGCGAGATGACGCAGAAAGGTATCCCGGCTTTTGTCGATAAAAACGGTCGCAACTGGACGCCCGAAGCATATACTAATATGTGTATACGCTCTACTGTAGGAAGCGTTGCCAAAGAAACTCAGTTTTCCCTTATGGATGAATATGGGCTAGATTTGGTCGAGGTCAGCAGTCACAGCGGCGCAAGACCACTCTGTGCCAAAGATCAGGGGAAAATATTCAATCGCAACGGCGGCGGAGGTTACACTACCGACCTTGACGGCAAGCGCATAAGGTTTTACGCTTGGCGGTCAAGCTCGTACGGCAAGCCCGCAGGAATACTGGGTATAAACTGCGGACATCAGATATATCCGTTCCTGCCCGGCATAAGCGTGCAGACCTATTTTCCATACGATGAAAAGGAAAATGCTGAGCAGTACGATAAAATATGCAAACAGCGTGAGCTGGAACGGCGGGTAAGAGCAACAAAGCGTGAATGTACTTCTCTTGACACTCTCGGCGACAAAGAGGGTTTTGACAAGGCGGCTTACAAGCTCAAGCAGCAGGAACAGCAGCTTAAAGCCTACTGTCAAGAGAACGGTCTTACTTATAAGCCTGACAGGACGGCAACACCTGGATATGGACGCAGTCAAGCGGCTAAGACCACAGCAAGCTATAAAGAGACATTAAAATTTGAACAGGAGTGTTTAAAGTTAGTAGGACTTGAAACCGCAAACGGAATAACTATAACTGAAGTATCCAAGCATATTAAGGAAAGAATGAAGCAACGTGATTTTAGCGTAGATGATGCGTCCGATGCCTTGACAAATCCTCTTGATATTGGTAAAATAAGAGCAGATAATACACAACAATACATCGGTGAAAAAGCAACAGTAGCTGTAAATACATTAACCGGAAAGCTTACTACTGGTTGGAAAACGAGTTCAAAAAAAGTTAAGAAATTGAAGGAGAAGAACAATGCTTCGAGTCAAGGATAAATTTAATTCAGAGCAGATTTATTTATTAGCATCTCACAGTATAGAGTTAGATAATGATACCGATTATACCGACGACGAACTGATGAATATTCATGATAAACTCACAGATGCGTATTTAAGCAATGCTTTTGATAAAAACGGAGAGCCAAACAAAAAGGCAAAAATCTATGAGCAAATTATAGATATTTTTTACGATGAATTTGGAATTTAACCGCCTTGCGAAAACAAGGCGGTTAAAAATTTATAAATTTTCAAAAAGGAATATTTATTGATTAAGCACCCTTTCGAGGGTGTTTTTCTTATGATAAAAAGGAGGTAAAGTATGGCATTAGTACCGGCAATTTTATACAAAGATGAAATCAAAAAGCAGATATTATATCACGCTTATGATGACGAGATGTTTTTGTATACAGGATCAAACGGATTCAGCACTCCGGAAATATCTGATGAGGGAGAAGGCGTATATCAATATGCTATTGTAGATGACAAAAAGCTAATTGGTTATTTTTCCTATGTCCTTGATATGTATTCTTCTAATGCAAACTGTTTCAGTCTTTTTTCTTTTGATAAGGGAAATCCAATAATCGGAATAAGTGTTTTCAGAGAATTGGAAAAACTGATTAATTCATATCGTGTTCATCGTTTGGAGTGGAGAATGATCGAAGGAAACCCGGTAGAGCGGCATTATGATAGATTTTGTCAGAAGTACAGCGGGAAAAAGCATATACTTAAAGATGCTATTCGAGATAAACAGGGTGTATATCACGCTGATGTTATTTATGAAATTATAATTTGATGTACAAAAACTCACATTTACGTTTAAAACAGCACTAAAACGGTGCTGTTTTTATATTACCCATTTTACAGAAAGGAAAATCATTATGGATGAAAAAATCACAACATCGGCAACTGAGAATGCCGAAAGCACAGCTCAGGCGGAACAGGCAGTTGCCACAGCTCAGAGCAGTGCACAGGACGGCACTGCCGAGAAAGTTGTTACGCAGTCCGAACCGCAGGCTGAGCAGAAAGCCGAGCCTTCCGGAAATTCAGAAGCAGAAAAGGCTGACGGCGGAAAATCAAGCGGTGCAGAATCCCCCCGTGAAAGCGACAACTCTCAGGAGGAAAACAGCAAGCGGGAGATAGCCGAGCTTAAGGGCAAGGTTCACGCACTTTCTGTCGGCGTTGCGGCAGATTGCATTGAGGATGTGCTCGCTCTCGCACAGGCAAAGGTCAGCGGAGATGTTACACTTGATAAGGCTATTGACAGTGTGATCGAAAAATATCCCAGCTTCAAGGGCGAAAAAACCAAGGCAATAGTTACATCAGCTGTTGCGACAGTAAACGATGAACAGAAGACAGCCGACGAAGCAAGAATCAACAAGATAATGGGCATTAAGTAAGCCCGGAAAGGAAAATCACTATGGCAAATTCAATTACAAAATTCAAGGCGTATATCGACAAGCTCGATACAGTCTATCAGCAGGCTTCCGCCACATCTATTCTTGATGCTGATGCGGATACGGTGAGAATGGGCGCAAAAGCAGGAGAGTTTCTTATTCCTAAGATGAGCATGGACGGTCTTGCAGATTACTCTCGTTCAAGCGGTTATGTCAAGGGCGATGTCACGATCACCTATGAAACCAAATCGTGCAACTATGACAGAGGTCGTAAGTTCTCCGTTGACGCTATGGACAACGAAGAAACGGCTGGTATTGCGTTCGGCAAGCTTGCAAGCGAGTTCATAAGAACAAAAGTCGTTCCCGAAATGGACGCTTTCCGCTTTGCAAAATATGCAAGTGCCACAGGCGTTCTCTCCGCCGCCGAAGCTACTCCCACCGCCGGTACAGCTGTCCTGACGGCTCTCCAGACCGCTGTCAATGCGCAGGACGAGGCAGAAGTAAACGTTGACGGAAAGATACTCTTTATTACGCCTACACTGCTTACGCTTGCGAAAAACGTTGACACAACAAAGAGCAAGGCTATTCTCGATCGTTTTGAAAAGATTATAACCGTTCCGCAGACGAGATTCTACACAGCGATTGACATGAAGGACGGCACCTCAAGCAACGAAACCGCAGGCGGTTATGCAGGAGCAACAGGCGGATATAAAATCAACTTTATGATTATCAACTGTGATGCCGTTATCCAGTTCGGTAAGCACACGGTCAACAAGGTAGTTTCGCCCGAAGAGAACCAGACAGATGACGGTTATATGTTCTTCTACCGTGCTTACAGCATCGCAGAAACATACGAAAACAAGGTAAAGGGTATCTACCTCAACCGTGATACAACGGCACTGACATAAGGAGGTTTCTATGACAAGAGTAGGATTTACAGCCGAAGATCTGGCGGATAACACAGTTCGGCAGGAGCAGAAAACAACTTCAAAGATTGATTCGGTAGAAAGTTTGATTGATAAAGATAACACAGTTCAGCAGGAGCAGAAAACAACTTCGGCAAACAAAAAGCAGTCTAAGCAGTCAAAGAAGCCGGCGGAGGTATCCGATGCAGCAGATAGTTACACCTGACTACTACAAAGACGTTTTCTGCGGCGAGTTTGACGGTGACGAAAAGGAGCTGTCTAAGCTCCTTGAGGTTGCATACATTATTATATATAACGAAACCTGCGGCAGAATAGCTCAGTTCGACAGTCTGGATAAAAAGGTTCAGACGGCTGTTAAAGATGCTATCTGTTGGCAGGTTGATTATATATCAGCAAACGGCGGACTTTCGTTTGTGCATGACGGGAGCGACCGCAATATTTCGCTCGGCAGCTTCAGCTATTCGACAGGCGGCAGCAGCGTATCGGATGGAAAACTGCCGATGTGCAATGTGTCATACGGCTTGCTTTTATCAACCGGGCTTATGTACAAGGGGCTGAATGCGTTATGATGAAACCTATACCACGCAGTCTTTTGATACACACTGCCGCTGTTGTTGCCGAAAAGACCGACAGATGGGGCGAAATCTCCGAAACGTCTACGGAAACATTGAACTATGTCCGCATAGAACCGACAGAAAGTTATACAAGCGATAAGCAAAACAATCAAGTAAAGGTTGATGCAGTCATGTATTACGATTGTCGTAATTCCTCTCCGTCAAATTTCAAATTTGTGCCGGGCGCAAAGGTGATTTTTGAAAAAACGGAATACAGGATTGCAAGCATAAAGCGGTATGACACAAACGCTCCGCACCATTATGAGATAGGGTTATCGTTATGAATGTGAAAATAAACATTAACAGTGCGGCAGTCAAGGCGAGAATGACGGAAAAAACACATGATGCTATGAAACTTCTTATGTCAAATTTCCTTAAGGATTGCAACGATTACGCTCCTCAAGATCAGAGCGTTCTCATAAATAGCAGTATAATCCATACAGGAATCTCTGCCGATTGGGTACCACCGCTCGGAAAAAAAGTGACTTCAGAACAGTTACAAGCACTTGCCCGTGCTAAAGGCAGTGAAGTTGAAATAAGAAACGATAGTATTGCTATGGTTCTTCGTTGGGAAACACCTTATGCAAGAACATTGTACTATGGCGTATCTAAAAAAGGTAACCCTATATCATATTCACATGATGAAAACCCAAAAGCCTGCAAAATGTGGGCGCATAAAGCGGAATCGGTTAAAGGGGAACAGTGGCGAAGACAACTGCAGAAACTTTTAACAGGAAGTGATAAATAATGTCACCTCAAAAAATAGCAATCAGACTTATTCTCAATTTTATAGAAGATAAGCTCGGATATACAATCGAAACAGCAGGCTTGCCGGTCGGCGGAGGACTTTCCGCCGAAGCGCAAGCGGCAAAGGATAACGGTACTACACTTGACAGACAGCGGCAGGACAGAACCTTGCCGCTACTTATTTTATCCAAGAACAAGATACAGGGTGTAGCTATGGAACAGCTATTTAATATCGGCAATCTTATATCAAGAGCAACCAAACTGCCACAGGAAGAATGCGTTCAGCTGATGAGCGCAACCGTATCTACTGATGCGGCACCTGTCGGAAAAGTCGGGGATTTCTGGATATATTCCATGATTGTTGATGTCAGGATAGCATTTTAGGAGGTACTAATATGGCAAATGAACAGGTAATACCTACTGTCGGCAAAGCCGAGCTGAACAGTGAAATAAAGGTAGAGATCAATACTACTCCTACAGGAGAAGCGGCTACATATTCGGATATGCGTAAGGCATTCAAATCGGTAACGACGGCAATAAACGAGGTCGTTTACAGTGCAACCTATCTTGCGGACGGCGGATTTGCAAGCTCTGCGGTAGTCGGCGCAGCACCTACGGTAGTGCTTGCGGGTGACTTCATCAAAGATGATCCTGTTTGTACTTTTCTTGATGAAATTCAGTATGAGATCGGCTCTAAGCGAGTAACAGACATCAAAATAACCCGTAATGGCAAGGAACTTACCTGTCCCGTTACGGTTACCGCAGCCGGTATAGGCGGAGGCGAATCTACAGCACCGAATACCATAAGCTGTACAATTGCGTTTAACGGCAAGCCTACTATAAAGGCTGCGTCCGTTTCAAGCAGCTGAGAATAGTTGAGAAATACAGTCAGTGTGCCGACAGGCACACTGCTGAATTTTTGTCAGGAGGATAACAATGGCATATAAAATCACACGAACACAGAAAATCACGGAAACTCTTGAGCTGTCTGATAAAAACGGAAACGTCATCGACAGCATTGATATAGACATAGATGCAGATGCCGTCTGCACAGCTTTCCGAAAGAAACAGACGGAAGTAATTGATGCGGAAAGACGTCTTAAAGAAATAAGAAAAAACGGTGTTGAAACAGATCTTGAATGCGCTTATGAGGCGTATGGAAATGCGGTAATTGCAATTTTTGAGCTGATATTCGGCGAAGACGGTACAAAAAAGTTGCTTGAATTTTTCGAGGACAATTACATTGAAATGGGTATACAGGTAGTGCCGTTTATCAATGCTGTTATTGTACCGAAAATAAATGAAACGCTTCGTAATCGTAAGGCTCAGATCAGAGCGTTACATAAGTACCGCTAATGAGTACTTATTCATTGTCGCAGCCTTGCCCCCGCAGTATAGAAGTCGGGGGCATTTGTTATACATTAAATTTGAGTTTTGACCGTGTTTTATCGGCATTTGAACTACTGAGCAGTGATGAGCTGGAAGGCATCGATTCATTTGATGTTATCTTCGATTGGTTTGTAATTGCTCCGAAAGTCAAAAACCTTTCGGCAAGAGTCGATGTGGTTAATGAAATTTTCGATAAACTTATCAATTTTGATAAAAATGCCTCTGACACGGAAGCAGAAACGATAAGCTTCGATCAGGATGCACCTTATATTTATGCCGCATTTAGGCAAGCCTACGGTATCGACTTATTAACAGAACAAGGAAAGCTACAGTGGTGGGAATTTGTTTCCCTTCTTGGAGCTTTGCCGTCCGATACACGGATGTGTGATATTATCGACATACGCACACGCCCTGTCCCTGTACCTAACGGTAAAAATCAGGAACAGATATCGGCACTGTTAAAACTCAAAGCACAGTATGCGATTAAAAATCCCGTAAACAAACAATCGGCTCAGGACGGTTGGGAACGGTTATGGGGTATTCTCGAAAAACAGGCAGAAGAGAGGTGAGATTATGCCGGAAAGCGACGGAAGAGTAGAATTTGAAGTCCGTGCGGACTTAAGTAAAATAGACGCTGATATGGCGGAAGCCGGAAAAAAGGTTTCCGAAGCGGCTCAAAAAGGCGCAAAAAAACAGGAAGAAGTCGTTGAAAAGGCGCAGGAAAACATTTCGCAGGCTGTGAAAAAAGCAAACGATGAAATAGAGAACGACAATTCCAAGACGCAGAAGAATATAACAGACACAGCAAAGAAGCAGTCTGACAACGTAGTGCAGACCGAAAAGAAAAACAAGGAAGCTGTAACGCAGACTGCAAAAAAAGAAGGCGACAAAGTAGTTGATAACTATAAAAAGGATACGCAAGAAATTATCAACAGTACCGATACGCTTTCTTCAGAAGTCGAAAAGAAAACTTCCGGCATAGGCTCAAAAATCGGCACAGGTCTTAAAGGCGTCGGAAAAGGCATCGGCGTTGCTGTTGGTGCCGGACTTGCTGCAGCAGGCACGGTAGCTGTAGCGGCAACAGGAAAAGCTATATCCGCAGCAAACGATCTTGATAAAGCAAATAATCAGCTGACTGCATCGCTCGGGCTTACTGCAGAAGAAGCAGAAAAATACGGTGACATCATCAAGAAAGTTTACGGTGATAATTATGGCGAAAGCTTTGATGATATATCCAACACACTCGCTCTCATCAAGCAGCAGATGAAAGACGTCACAGACGACGAGCTTCAAAAGGTTATTGAAAGCGCATATCTTTTATCAGATACATATGATATAGACGTTTCTGAGGGTATCCGTGGAGCAAATGCTCTAATGAAGCAGTTTGGCATTACAGCTGAAGAAGCGTATAATCTCCTTGCTCAGGGTGCAGAAAAGGGCTTAAATCAGAACGGTGACATAGCCGATCAGCTTGCCGAGTACAGCACTTACTATGCTGATATGGGCTTTACTGCCGAAGAAGCCATGTCTATGATGGCAGAAGGCGCAAAAAACGGTGCGTTTCAAGTTGATTTTCTGAATGATGCTTTTAAAGAGTTTTCTATCAGAGCAAAGGATGGCAGTCAGACTACAGCTGACGGTATGGCTTTACTCGGTCTTGATGCAACAAAGCTCGGCGAAGAATTTGCCGCAGGGGGTGACCGTGCGTATCAAGCATTCAAGCTTGTCAATGAAAAGCTTGCCGAATGTAAAAGTGATGTAGATCGCAACGCCGCAGGTGTTGCTTTGTACGGAACAAAGTGGGAAGACCTCGGAGAAGATGCCGTTCTCGCTATGGCACACATGGGGAACAGCATTGACAAAACCCGTGATAAGCTCGGTGAGATGGAATCAGTTAAATACAACAGCTTATCCGATATGTGCAACGGACTTTCCCGTACAATCGAACTGCTTCTGATTCCGCTCGGCGAACAGATTATTCCCGTACTTAAGGATATTATTGAGCTTATCGAACCGATTATTTCGGAGCTTCTGCCACAGATAATTGAGCAGGTTAAGCCGATACTTGACAGCGTTTCAGAGCTTATTCCGCCGCTCATTGAACTGATTACCGGAATACTGCCACAGTTTATGGAATTGCTTAAGCCCATACTCGAAAGCGTTACACGCATTATTCAGAAGCTTGTTCCAACTTTGATCAAGCTTTTTGATAAGCTGTTACCGCCGATAATCAAGATCGTAGACACATTGCTTCCACCGCTTATGGAAGTGATTGAAGCATTACTGCCGATACTTGATGTTGTAATCGAACTGCTTACTCCGATTCTGGAACTTGTGGCTGAGCTTGCCGAACCGCTCGGTGCAGTGATTTCAGCAGTTGGAAAGTTATTATCAGCTGTTATCGGTCTTATTGATGGGGCATTAACCCCAATTAAGCCAATTCTCGAAATTCTTTCTGATGTGCTTAGCGACAGACTGGGATCTGCGCTGAATGTAGTAGCAGACCTTATTTCCGCTGTTGCAAATGTGTTTGCCGGCGTTCTCAATTTTCTATCCGGCGATATTATGGGCGGCTTTGAGAGTTTCGGAAACGGTCTTGTAAATTTGTTTGACGGTGTTCTAAGCACCATAGATTCAATATTCGGTACCAATCTCTCAAATTGGTATAACGAAGTCAAGGAGGCTTGCCAAAAAATCGGAGAAGAAATGTATGCGGCGACGCATCAGGAAGAAATCAGAGCGAATGAGCTGAGCACGAAATATACCGATTTGCATGGTGATATGAATAAATTCATAGTTCAGGAATTACGAAGCGGTAAATCAGCCGATGAGGCATTATCAAATGCCAAAAACAAATTCCTTGATACAGCGGAAAAGAAAGAATATTTCAATTCACAATTAAAGGATTATGTCAATGAGGATAAGGTTAAAGAGTGGTATAACAACGTCAGAAATAATAACGGACTGTATTCACAGGGTTATTCAGACAATGAAGACCATTCTTCTGCTTATAGTCAAAGCATTGCAGAAGAAGAGGAGCGTAAAGGAAAAGCAGCTTTAGGATATACCGGTGCCGGAACAAATTATTCATATAGCAGTGCAGGGAAAACAACATACAAAGCTCCGACATACACCTATACTCCGTCTACATATAAAGCATCAGATTATGTTTATGTACCGGAAGAAAAGGAAGAAAAGGAAACGTCAAGCTCGTCAAGCACTAAGAAAAAAAGTTCTTCAAGCACAAAGTCTAAAAGCTCTTTAAGCTCATCATCAAAGAAAACTAGTTCGAGCAGTTCAAGCAGCGGTATGCAAAATATCAATATTACGTCTTACATACCGACAGTTTGGGATAATGTTGATACCGCAAACGCAAAGCTCGCCGCAGGCATAGGTGCAAGCAAAGTCGGTAACAGCAAATCGGGTAAGCTTATAAGCGGATTATCAGCTGCTTCTAAGGTGTCCGCTTCAGCAGAAAAAGCAGATGCAACACTTAATGATGTGGTATCAGAACTTAAAAAGTTGAAAACTGCACAGGAAAAGATGCAGTATACGCTTGATGTCACGCTGAAAACAAATGATTACACACTTGCAAAAGCTACCGTCAAGGGGATAAAGAAAATTCAGAAGCAAACCGGTAAATCACCATTATAGGAGGCATAGGTATGACAGTGAAAATCAATAATACAGACATTTCCGAGTACGTCACAAATTGCGACTTACGTCATTCATGCCGTGGCGAGAGTACTTCATACAGCTTGAACGGAACGGCTTATACGGACAGATTCGGAGATTTTAAGATCTCCGGTTCTGTCGCTTTTGGTATTATACCGGCAACAAAATGGAAATCAATTTTTACCATATTTAAAAGCGGTAGTTTTACGCTTTTTGTAAATGCTGATTCGTATACTGTTCATGTAAAAGGTGACATTTCTGCTCCATACGCTTATACCGATGCAACACTCGGCGAGTGCTATAAAGATGTGTCAGTGGAGGTGGAAGAGATATGATTTCTGTATCATCAAGCTTTAAAACCAACGCTACTAAGCCGGTACGAAATATAAATGCAAAAATTTCAATCGGATCTGTAGATTACGGAATAGAAGATATAGTATCTTTAGATATTTCTCGTTCCACGTCTGATGGCGGTATAAGTGTCGGAGGCACATCAGCGGCTCGGCTGACAGCAACTATACGTGCCGACCTCCTACCGACAATGGATGCTTATAAAATAACCGCCTCTATCGGATTTACTGCATTGACGCAAATCGGAACGTTCTATATTACAGATTTAACTCAAGAAAAGGGATATGTGTCAATAGAAGCGTATGATCGATTTTATTATCTCGATAAACCGTGTAGCTTTAACGGCAGTGCTGACGGGAAGGTCGAATCTTTATCTTTTCCTGCAACTCATCAGGAAATGCTTGAGTATATCAGCAAAATTAACGGCTTTTCCCTGAGCGTAACCTGTGAAGCTTTTGCAAAAGTAAAAACGAAACCGATTTATAACAGCGAGGCAACAAATCCGACAAATAAATATTACACATACCGTGAAATAATCGGCTTTATTGCCGCCTGCAACGGTTGTAATGCTCAATTTGATGCAAATGATAAACTGATATTTACACGCCCTTCAAACAGTGTTGAAACAATTGAAGAAGGTGCTTGCGAAAGCTTATCAGTCGCTCAGGACAGTGGATTTACTGTAAAAGGCATACGCTTTACAATCGGCACCGATACAGCGTTCTATATTGATGCAAACGGTACTGCTTATGATGAGACTTTGCCGGGAGTGCTTGAAGCGGTTAATCCGCTTGCAACGGTAGAAATTATGGAATACGTTTGGAATAAGCTCGGAGGCTATCATTACTATGCTGCCGATATATCAAGACGAGGCAGAGGGTGGTTGCTTCCGGATGATGTTGCGACTGTAAACAGTAACGGAACAACAAAAAAAGTTACTGTAACCGCAATTTCTTACTCGTTAAGTAAAGACAGCGGTTTTTCAGAACAAATCACATCAACAGCCGAAAGCACCGAACAGTCGTCAAACAGGTATAGTGCCGCAGCGGATCATACATCTAATGCGGGAGCAGGAAAATACAACAGCACGACCATTATAAATGATCCCGTTATAATTTCCGAAAGGACAAAAGAATATCTGAAATACGATTACAGCATAATCGGATACAGCGTAGACGATAAAATAACGTATGGCTTAGATGGTGGAGATACAGATATTATTGTTCAAGGTTTCAAAGCAACATATAATGATAGTTTAGGGGCTATTTGTGGTGATTTTACTGTTTTTAACGGAATTTACGGATCAGATAAAATATATGCACAGTCGTTTGTAAAATTTAGATTTTATTTAGATATAACGAGAGTCATACAATATTCCGAGTACACGGAATATTGGATAAATTTGATGTCCGAATACACGACTGTTGATGGAGACACAGTAAAAAAAATCGAAACAAGTGTACGAGCACGACACGGTAACTTTTCAAAAGCATTAAAGTGGAAAGAAATCTATCCGCCATCTACTGAGTTTCCATGCGGACGTGCCAGAGTTATACTTGGAATTAATTTTCACAACAATGTGTCTGTTAATCCAGAAGAGTATACATGGAGCCCTTCTCAAACGGTGGATGTTTCTTTTTCATCAGTTGATGAATATAATTCGGCAGTTCAATTAACACGATCTCCATTGGAAAAGAAAGATGTAACGCAAACAGTATCAAAAGTGATTGAAGCGAACGGAACAGCGGATTTTCCCGAGCTGGGAGACACAGAAGTTCTTTATATAGATAGTTCTGATAATTCCGCATATAAATGGTCGTCAAAAATCTCTGCTTACTATTGCGTAGGAAGAGATTATTTTTCAATAAAGCAGATTCAGTCTGTAGCTGAGCCAAATTCATCGGAGGCAGAAATACTTGAAGCCCAGTTACTTCAGGATATGCGTTCACCGGCTGAGTGGACTCTTCATTCTTCATTTGTACCCCCAAAAGGATATATGTGTATAACCGACTTTGAAAGCGGTCAGCATGGTATCAAAATAGGAGACGGAAATACTCCGTGGTCAGAGCTGTTATATGTCAACCTTTACGATATTGACCTGTCGGAATATCTGAAAACCGGTGACATATCGGACTGGGCGAAAGCCGACAGTAAGCCCACTTACACGGCTGAAGAAATCGGAGCGGTGACACCTTATGAGCTTGACAGCAAGGATTATCTCAAAGCTACAGAGATAACCGGACAGACAGTAAACCTTGATGATATCAAATTGAACGAATCATCAGATAAAAGTAAAAGTAAGCGGTATTTTTGCGCATCAGTATCTGCACAGAATATTGAGAACCGTCCGATATCCGCCAATGAACCGTTTGAATTGTCGGTCGACAATATCCGAAATATCAACACAGGGGCTTTTAATACCATGCAACGCTATACTTCCGTAGCACGAAAACGGACTTATACAAGATGGTGCAATGACGGGGCGTGGTCAGCATGGAAATGTGATACAGATGTCGTTGTATATGGCAGCGTCACTGAAGACAATCCGAAAACTTTCGCATACACAACATACGGCGAGGGGTTCAGCGTAGTCGAAATCGAAGCATACTATGATAATGCACTAAATCCTGTGCGTAATCGTAAAGTGTTTGCACTGTCACCTACGGCGAGTATAGAACGTGTGATGTTGACTATCAGCAACGGCTCATCAGAGAGCGTAACGTTAGACAACGGATCTGTTACGATGTCAATGACAGGAACAACTGCGTTATCATTTATGATACGATACACAAACAGCAGATGAAAGGAGCTTATATGCAGATATTTGAAGATGACACTTTTGTATTGGGCGGCATAGAAACTGAGGGTGAAACACTCGAAGGTGCAATTGTAGTGCCCGACAACAGCAAAGAAGCACAAAAAATCCTTGCACAGCAGGGCATGGAAAAGGTAGCCGAATAGGCGGAAAGGACAAAACTATGAATAAAATTGACTGGAAACGCAAATTAACAAGCCGTAAATGGTGGTTATCATTAACCGGTTTTATAACCGGTTTGATAATTGCTTTTGGCGGATCGGACGAAACAGCGGCTACCGTATCGGGTTGTTTGATGTCGGGAGCTGCAGTACTTGCCTATACTATCGGCGAGGGTCTTGCAGACAGTAATAACAAGGAGGGTAACACAGATGAGGATTAAAGGATTTGATATCAGTCGTGCTCAGGAAAATATCGATTTTGATAAAATTGAGAAATCCGGTGCAAAATTTGTAATAATTCGTGCAGGTATACGCACCGATGAAGATACATATTTTCGGCGTTATCTCAATGAATGTACTAATCGAAAAATACCTTACGGTTTGTTTTGGTATTTCGAAGCAACTTCGGACGAAGCGTTTGACAAAGAACTTGCCGCTTGTGTGAAGGTTGTAAAGGGATTAAAACCTGAATATCCCGTTTTTTTCGACATGGAGGAACAGCGTCAGATCGACAATCTCACAAACAAAGAAAGAACCGATATGGCACTGAAATTCTGCAAGAAAATGACCGAAATCGGGCTGCCTTCGGGTGTATACGCAAACCCTTCATGGATGCAGAATTACTATGACAGAGAACGTTTGACTGACATAGATATATGGCTTGCACACTGGACGGAAAGTCCGGATATTCCGAGCAAATTTGACTATAATCAGAAAATATGGCAGTGGGGAACGGAGATTGTCGATGACAGAAAAGTCGACAGCAACATCTGCTTTGTGGACTACCCTACAATTACAGCAAAATGGTACAAAGAACACACTACATCAAATAATACCGTAAATAAAGAAGATAAAGCCGAAAATAAAATATCGAGTTTTAAACCCGGAGATAAGGTTAAGGTTAAATCGGGTGCGGTTTTCTCAAACGGTGTAAAACCTATATCAGCTGTTTATACGACTGAATTTGTTATTCAGCGATTATCGAAAGACGGTACAGAAGCCTGCATCGGAATAGCAGGACAGGATACCGGATGGATGTTCTGCAAAGATCTTATGCTTTCATCGAAAAAAGCCGTTTCCGAAAGCAACACAGCTTCTGATTCTTCGAGTATAAATGTCGGAGATATCGTTCGAATAAAGAGCGGAAGCAAAACCTATGACGGTTCAAGCGTTGATGACTGGGTTTATTTCAAACGTTTTTATGTTTCAAGCGTAAACGGTAAACGTGTAGTACTTAACAAATCTCCGGATAGCACAGTGCTTGCAATAAATACAGCATTTAATATTAAAGATCTTAAAAAAGTTTAACATTACATCGGTGGGGCGAAAGTGCCCCACCATTATTTTTTTATAGGAGGCTTATGATGATAAATAGTCCGATTCCACGCATAGGCGGAAAACGTCTTTTGCGCACTAAAATATGTGATTCGTTCCCAAGCGGTGAACGATTCAATCGTTATATTGAAGTATTCGGCGGTGGCGGTTGGGTACTTTTTTCTAAAGAAAAGCAGGCGGATTTAGAGATTTACAACGATGCAGACGGCAATCTCGTTAATTTAATGCGTTGTATTAAATATCATTGCTCAGAGCTTCAGCGTGAAATAGACGGTTTTTATAACAGTAGGGAAATTTTTTATGATGTATCCAACAGTTGAACTGTCGAGGCTTTACCGATATACAAAGAGCGGCACGCTATTTTATAAAAATGCGCTTATCCTTTGGTGCCGATCGCAGATCTTTCGGATGCAGTAAAAAGCCACTCTACCGTTCAAAAGATTATCTATCGGTTATTTCAGACCGTTTAAAAAACGTTTTAATAGAGAACAAAGACTTTGAGAATTTGATTAAGGTTTATGACCGAACGAGTTCCTTTTTCTATCTTGATCCGCCATATCACACAACAGAAAAATACTATGATATTGAATTTACGGAAGATGATCATAAACGTCTTGCGTCACAGCTTTCGCAAATTCAAGGAAAATTTCTGCTTTCTTATAATGATGATATGTTTATTCGAGATCTTTATAGGGATTACGACATTGTTTCAGTTTCAAGGAACAACAATTTGTCTTCAGGCAGTTTTAAAGAACTGTTGATAAGAAACTACTGA